TGGAACACCGGGGACAAGAACACCGGGGACAAGAACACCGGGTACTGGAACACCGGGCACTGGAACACCGGGGACAAGAACACCGGGCACTGGAACACCGGGGACAAGAACACCGGGCACTGGAACACCGGGGACTGGAACACCGGGGACAAGAACACCGGGTACTGGAACACCGGGCACTGGAACACCGGGGACTGTAACACCGGGCACTGTAACACCGGGGACTGGAACACGACAAACTATTCCTCTGGCTGCTTTTGCACAAAAGAACCAGAAATCTTGATCTTTGACAAGCCGTCCGGAATGACCTTGAGGAAATGGCGTGACTGCCATGCGGCGCATATTCTTTCCAACATGCCGCAAAAGATAACGATTGTTGAATGGATATACGAATCCGAAATGTCGGATGAAGAAAAAACGGAGCATGAAACGTACAAGACGACAGGCGGATTCCTAAAAACATATCAATCCGACTGCGACAGGCAGGCATGGTGGGACGCTCTCCCGGAAAAAGACCGGGAAGAAGTGCTTGCTATACCGAATTTTGATGCAAAGAAGTTCAAACTCTGCACAGGGATTGAGGTGTGAGAAGATATGAATGACTTAATCAGCAGACAGTAATAGAAGCGGAGGAATGATAACGGCACGTATTCTTGTAGCGTATGCCAATCATGGATTCCAGAAGAACAGCACTTCTATGCACGATATTGTTTATGTTGCGGCGCAGATATGAGAGGTGAACAGGATGAGTAAGAAAATAATATATCTTGATGATGCGATTGATGCGATTAAAAAGCACTATAGGGCGCATGATAACGATCTGCTTGAATTGATCGCTTTTGACATTGAACGGTTGCCATCCGCACAGCCAGAAATCATACGGTGTAAGGATTGCAAGTATCGTGATGAAAACTGGAGAAGGGTATATGTTAGATGGTTGCCGTGCATGGACGTGCGAACTGGTAGCAACTGGTATTGCGGAAGCGCAGAGAGAGGTGAACAGGATGGATGAGCGTTACAAACGAGAATGTGAAGCCGTCAAGCGTCTTGGCGATGAAATCGGTTATGGAAACATAATGACAATAGCATCTGCTCTTTGGGCAAAGATGCTGCTTGATGAAGAGTTTGGCGATAGTGGAGCATTTTATCCGACAATTCTGTCTAATATGAAGCCCGGAGACTTAACAGTCTATGCAATGAGCGAGAGGGCGAAGCTGTTGGAATTATTCAAGGCATGGGGATGGTGAGATGAAATATTGGATTGACAATACATCCGCAGAACTGCGCCGCTTGTATCTCCACTCGGTGCACGGAATTGAAGAAGCAAAGGCAAAGGAGAAGGAGAGGAGTGAGAAGGAATGTTTATAGCGTGTAAAGAATACTGCTTTGACAGTGTTTTGCGTGTGTACGGCAAGAGAAAAGTTGCGGTTAATATCGAGGACATAAGCAGTTACTTTGAACACTACGATACGGGAATGAAAAAGACGGTAATAAGGGTAGGGCTGAAGTGTGGCAGATACCATGACATAGAAGGGGATTTTGACACATTCCATGAAGCTGTGTCGAACTGTGCCGATCCTTGCCCGCACAATTAGAAATGAAATACTAACAGGGCAGAGAACTTTTCACAGGGGAAATGCGTGAAGCCGTGACTGTTATCAGAGCGGAGATAATCCTATGGAGGGATGACAAGTTGAACCGATCTTTGGATGGACTGCCCGTAATCGTAGGTCGATAGACGTGTCGGCGGGGCTGTTGGAAAATGAAGAAGAATGCGCAAAGAATTGAAGGAGGCTAAAGCATGAACACAGTCGCATTGATGGGACGGCTCACAAAGGATCCGGATGTCCGGTACTCGCAGGGACAGGACGCGCTGTGCATCGCACGGTACACATTGGCAGTGGACAGCCGGAGGAAAGGATCAGACGGGAATTATGTGGCGGATTATATTTCCTGTGTGGCCATGGGCAGGAACGGCGAGTTTGCCGAGAAGTATTTCCGGAAGGGAATGCGGATCGCGGTAACCGGCAGATGGCAGACCGGGAAGTACACGAACAAGGACGGCGTGGACGTGTACACAAATGATTGCTATGTGAACACACAGGAATTCGCGGATGCGAAGAAAGAGAACGCGGCAGCGGCACAGACGGAACCGACGGCAGCGGCACAGCCGGTACAGGCGGAGCTTGACGAATTCATGAACATACCGGAAGGAATCGAAGACGATTTGCCGTTTACGTAAACGGTGGTACGAGGGGCAGCGGATGACAGCGAAGGAGTATCTATCTGAGATCCAGAAGCTGCGGCGCCAGATCGGACACATTGAGAACAAGCTGACCGAACTGCGTGCCAAGGCGGAAGGAGTCAAAGCGATCACGTATGACGATGACAGGGTGAAGACATCCACGGAAAACCGGGCGGAAGACGCGCTGGTTAAGTTGATCGATCTTGAAGAACGCTATGAAGATACGATCCGGGAGTATCACGACGCGATCCAGATCCGGGAGGAACAGATCCGGACAATGAAGAAACCGGAGCACGTGGAGCTTCTGATGCTTCGGTATGTGGAAGACGACGGCAGCGGGCGACAGCTCACATTTGATCAGATCGCGGACAGGATGGGGTACAGCCGGGATCATGTCAACAAGATGCACGGCGTCGCCCTGAATGAGTTTGAACGGACCTTTCTGAAAGATGACATAAAATGACATATTTTGCTGTGGTATAATGCTATCAGTGAAATAGACCGGAAGGCTGATAGCAGTCTCCCGGTCTTTGTTATCTCTCGGCAAAGGAGAAGCCATGTACAGAGGAACAACGCAAACGCATACCATCAGCACGGAAATCGAGCTAGGCAATGCCGTAGTAATCTATGTGACGTATCAGCAGAACGGGAAGACCGTGCTTGAAAAGACGATAGACGATATTAGGATCACGGAAGATGGGATCGAGGTCTCTCTGACGCAGGAGGAGACCCTGCTCTTTGACAGCAAGCGGAGAGCGCTTGTACAGATCCGGGCACGGTTCGGCACCGGACAGGCGGTGGCATCGAACGTGATGAACGTGGATGTAAAGAAGATCCTGAAAGAAGGGGTGATCTGATGGCAGACATGCACGCAACCTTTACGGAAAGCGATTTCCTTCACGCGAAGTTCGAGGAAGTGATCCAGATACAGCCGACAGGCACGAAGGAAGTCACCTATACCGCCAACGGGGAATACTCGGAGGATATCGCGGCCTACGGCGATATAGGCGTGACAGTCGATGTCCCGAACACGTACACGGCAGAAGACGAAGGCAAAGTCGTAGACGGCGGCGCACTGGTGGAGCAGGGGAGCCTTGCGGTCAGTGCGAACGGCACGTATGACACGACCACGGTAGAAAGCGTGGAAGTGGACGTGATACCGCCGGACTGGGAGCGTCCGAAGGAGTGGCCGAACCTTGACCTGTTGCACGAAGATGACTATGCGCTGTATGTGACGTATGACAACACTTCACCGCCGACAAAGTTTTCGGTTACTGCGAGAGGACCATTCAAGGTTGAAAGAGTTCAACTTAACGATGACGGGACAACTACTGCACTAGAAACATGGACTTCTCTAAACAGCGGAGATGGAACCATAGTGTTTTTCATTTCGGAAGAAGCAGGGGATTATCCATTGTTCAGACTTAGCGGCCTTGTCGCTGGTAAGCCGGATATGTTCGGATTTGCGACAAATGGACAGCGGGTATTGGAAAGATGGTGGAACCTTCTTACTTGTTTCACAATCAGGGATTACGCTTATAGCAACTGGAACTTGCCCTGTGTGCAAGCTGATACATTTGTTAATATTCGGCCGGAAGGAATGAACGCTGTAAACTTTAGCGACATGAAGTCTTTACGAACCATAAGAGTTCTGGATGCGTCAGGCACAGGATCGAAGCTAAGAGTAGGCAAGTTCGGAGGCAATGCAAACTTAAGAAGTTTTGATAGTACCAATACATCGCCAAGCAATAATAACTACGGCAGTAGGTTTAGATACTGCTATTCGCTGAAACGTGCGGATTTATCTAACTGGTCGATGACAGGCGTGGCAGACTTGAGTTACATGTTTAATGATTGTCAATCATTAGAAGAGCTAATAATGCCATCAGGGGACTGGTCATCAATTACCAACATATATCAAATTTTTACTGGGTGTTTTGTTTTGCGTACGCCTATCATCTTCCCCAGAACATTTCGCGGTGAAATAGGGGGGATGGCCTTTCACAGTTGTTACAATTTGCGTGCAGTAATTCTTTTACCAGAAAGTGCTTTGGTCTTAAACAATGTTAATGCTTTTACTAATATTGTCCGTTCTGAACAAACAGTGAAAGTCTACGTCCGACAGTCTTTAATTGAAGACTACAAAGCCGCAACGAACTGGTCGGCACTGTACGCAACCAATAACAGCTTCCTTCAGCCAATCGAAGGAAGCGAGTTAGAGTATCTACTGGAGGGCGAATAAATGATACAGACAGAACAACTAATCATAGGCGGCAAAGACTTTACCCGTACATGGTCAGACGCACACAGATACGTTGTCCGTGACGGTGTAGAGTACGAAGAAGCAATAGACCTTACGGAACTGCACAGGGTATACACAGAAGGACGGGAGATACCGGAAGAGCCGGAGGAATGATACCCCTGCCGAAAAAGACCGGGGGGGAGGTAATAGACCAACGGCATTACGACCGGGGGAAGCAATGCCCCGGAAGAAAGTACCCCCTCCCATAAAGCCGGAGGGGGGCAACCGCCGGACGGCAGCGGTCACCGACTCAGAGGATACTGAGTCAATAAAGCGGAGCAGGCAAGAGGATGGCAAAGGCGATAAGATCGGATAGAGAAAAAGGAAACCGGGGAGCCTACGAAGCAGCAAGGAAAAAGATACTGAAGACACAGACAGTCTGCGGGATCTGCGGTAAACCTGTCGATATGTCGTTGAGGAATCCGCATCCTTTAGCACCAACAGTTGATCATATTATTCCGGTTTCGAAAGGTGGTCATCCATCCGATATAGACAACCTTCAACTGGCTCACAGATGTTGCAATAGAGAAAAAGCAGATAAGCTACAGGATACGGCACGATACGTTAACGATGAGGATAAGCTTATTTCAAACCAGCTTCTGGAACTTCACAACGATTGGGCGGCTTACAGAGCGGCGAAGTAAGAGGAGGGGGCATATCCCCCTGGCAGCGGCCGCTCCGGCGTCCAGCCCGCCAACTGCACAAAAAAACACACGGTAACACATTCAGAGGATGAAAGATGAACGATTACAAAGGAATGGCCTTCCTGAAAAACAAATTAAGCGCGAAGAGATCAAGGGTGCGAATCCGGTACCAGCACTATGAGATGAAGAACGTTGTGCGGGATTTCGGCATCAGTACGCCGCCCGATCTCATTCACTGGATGGGCGTGCTCGGATGGTGCAGTAAGGCGGTGGACTCTCTGGCGGACCGTTTATCCTTCCGGGAGTTCGGGAACGACGCTTTTGGCCTGAATGAGATCTATGACATGAACAACAAGGATGTTCTGGTCGATAGCGCGATCCTTGGTGCGTTGATCAGTGCCTGTGATTTCATTTACATCACAAAGGACGAAGATACCGGGCGCGCCATGATGCGTGTCATAGACGGCCGTCACGCGACGGGAATCATCGATCCGACGACTAACATGCTGAAAGAGGGATACGCCGTTCTGGAATTTGACGAGAACGATCTTCCAATCACGGAAGCGTACTTTACGCCAGGAAGAACAGAGATCTGGAATAAGGGTGAGCTGCCGTACACGGTAAACAACGTGGCAACGTATCCACTTCTGGTACCGGTGATCTATCGTCCGGACGCGGTTCGTCCGTTCGGTCATTCCCGGATCAGCCGCGCCTGTATGTCGATCGTGGAGTCGGCGATCCGCACAGTGAAGCGTTCGGAAATCGCGGCAGAGTTCTACAGTTATCCTCAAAAGTACATTCTTGGGATGTCAGAAAATGCGGAAGCGTTTGATAAATGGAGGGCTTCGATGTCGAGTTTCCTGCGGATCGATCAGGACGAGGACGGCGGACATCCGGTCGTCGGGCAATTTCAGACGCAGAGCATGACGCCGCATACTGAGCAGATCCGTATATTCGCGGGACTCTTTGCCGGAGAGACGGGGTTGACACTTGATGATCTCGGTTTCCCGTCGCAGAATCCGTCCAGCGCGGAAGCGATCAAGGCGAGCCATGAAACGCTGCGGCTCACGGCAAGAAAAGCACAGAAGTCATTCGGTGTGGGCTTTCTGAATGCCGGATACCTGGCAAGGTGCCTTATCGATGATTATCCGTATCGCAGGGATCAGCTTGTCGGCACGACGCTCTGCTGGGATCCGATCTTCGAGCCGGACGCCGCGGCGCTCTCAAGTATCGGTGACGGCGCGATTAAGATCAATCAGGCGCTGCCGGGATACATGGATGAATCTAAAATGAGAGATCTGACAGGAATCTGAGATGGATATAGAACTAAAAAACGCGATTAAGGCGAATAATGCCATATCTGCGGCAGAAAAAAAGATCCGCGGCGGAAAAGGGACCCTGAAGGACAGCAGGAATCTTGCTTCGCAAGTCGGGAAAGAAGCTGCGAAGATTGTTGAGAGGCGGCTAAAGGAAGCGTACCCGAGCGGACAGATACCGGAAGCAGAGGTGCGGCGGATCCTGTCGCCGATACTGAAAGACAACCATGCTTTTATTGCGGAAATGACGGCGATGGTTATTGATGAGATGTATCGAGAGGCGGAAATCGGGATGAAGGCCGTGCGTTCCGAATACGATAAGAATCATGAAAACGAAATGGTGACGGAGATTTCACGCAGGAGTTTTGAGGATGGGTTTACTTGGTGACTATCTAGGGAAAGAAATAGAGGTAAACGCAAGAAGAACCGATGATTTCACCATGAAGCAGAATGCAACCGCCGCCGACAGCGCGGGTCTTGCGGTTCGCGTCACCAGAACGTATGATGGAGTTGGGCTTTCCGGCGGCAGGGAATGCGAGTGGTGCAAAGAACGCGAATGTGACAATGTGACACTTGATGAGGCGTATCGCATTGGAGCCTTTCAACGTCATCCGGGGTGCGGTTGTGAGATTGAATACACTTCGGCAAGAGGCGTTACGACGGTTCAGACGCGATCCGGCGGCAAAGACAGCTGGGTGCGGCGGTTCGATCTGGAACGCAGAAAGGAATACAACACGCCGAAAGAACCGGTGACACCTGGAGAAAGAATCATCGCCGCAGCAGTTCAACAGCAGTTGAAGATATCTAATAGTGGCGCGTTGGTTGATGCGATAGTTGATAATCATGAAGCGCTAGGAAACATCAGCCCTGTTGAGATGAAGACCATGCTTGAGATGGCCGGGTATGAAATATTACCGCTTGGGCATGACAGCAAACATTATGCAGGCGTTTTGTTTGAGGATGGCGGTGGATATAGAGTTATGTTTGGCGGAGACGGGCAGCTAAGATATCATCCTGTTGGAGGTATCCATAAAGAGGCATATTGGACAGTAAGCAATGGCAAGAGAGGAAAACATCAATATGGGATGGATGGAAAAGAACGAAATTACGGAGAAGGTATTGCAGGAACTCGCAAATGAATTTGCAGATCTTCTAAGTGAAAAGTTTGAACAGGTTACTGTAGAGACAGAGCATGGCTATGTTCATTGCTTTATTGATCTTCATGGAAACTATATTTATCCAGCATTTATGTTTGGTGGAGTTGGTGATCCGTTTCATTTTTTAGTTATTGAGTACGCAGAAAATGAGGATGAGATAAAAAAGGCTTGGGAAGATGAAGGTGGCCAATTCTTTCCGGAGGACTATGAATCCAAAGAGGCGATGTTCGAGGCAATGCTGAAAGAAATCGAGGGCTGATTATGGTAAAAGATGATAATAAGCTTAAAACTCTTCTGTCTTTGAGTGGCTGCGTAGCTGATTACCTGCAAAGGAATTTCCACCCGCACACTACAGTTGTGATAGAAGTCGATAGCATACGGGTGGAGGAACTTTTGACGGCAAAGGTTATTGAATACGCACCGGACTAAAGCGCCCTTTGATGCTTTTTATGTAGTATTTCCCTTTGGATGGTGCGGAAACAAATTGCTGAAAAACCACTTCTGGAACCCCGTGATAATCATAAGTGCCACCATCTCGGAATACTATACGCAAAGTCATAGACATAGTATCGTATCCGATAAAACCAATGCTTGAGGACTGTACGGCAACCACATTCATAATGCACATCTCCTTTCGTAGATTTCAGCGTGGGGCTGATAAGGAGATGATAGCATAGCGAACCGCCCTTCGGGGCGGTTTTTGATATACATAAAAACGAGGGAAGGAGGAAAAAGCATGTACATGACACGCAAAGAAGCGGTGGATGTCCTGTATCGCTTCGATGGGACCGGCATTCTGGATCGCGATCTTGCGGATAAGCTGGAAGAGATCCGGATGATCATTGAGCACGAGGATGAGGACAACCTGTCTCTTTGGGGCGCGGAAGACGCCGCGACGGACCTTTTTGTCGCAAGACGGGAAGACCTGATCACGCCTGAATGGACGAAACATTGCGAAGAACTGTATGAAAAGTACAAAATAAAGTAAGCAAGGAGTAAAGATGGATACCAGGCAGGGAAGACAAACCCCTACGGTATCCGTAATACTGCCTTATTCCGACACACTGGGGCAGGAAGCGGTCGAACTGTATAACGCGACGGAAAAGAACGCGCTGGAGTGGCAAGAGGCGCTTTGCTATGACATCATGGCAATCAACAAAGAAGGGCTTTGGGTGCATCAGAAGTTCGGATACAGCGTTCCAAGGCGAAACGGAAAGTCAGAGAACATTCTGATCCGATGCCTTTGGGGCTTGAAGAACGGAGAGAGGATCCTGTACACCGCACATAGAGCTTCAACGTCTCACGCTGTGTGGGAACGTCTTGGAAGGCTGTGCGCGAAAGCAAACATCAACGTGGAGTCGTCTTTTCGGGCATTCGGGAAAGAACACTTGTACTGTGAAGGCGATGCGGTGATCGAGTTTCGAACACGCACGTCAACCGGCGGCCTTGGAGAAGGATACGACCTTCTGATTATTGACGAAGCGCAGGAATACACACCCGAACAGGCAACGGCGCTGAAATACATCGTTTCCGACTCGGCAAACCCACAAACGATCATGCTTGGCACACCGCCTACGGCGATTAGCGCGGGCACTGAGTTTCCAAAGTACCGCAAGAGAGTGCTGCAAGGACAGGGGTATGAATCCGGTTGGGCAGAATGGTCCGTGGAGTCTATGAAAGATCCGGAGGATATTGAAGTCTGGTATGAGACAAACCCTTCCCTTGGAACCATCCTGAAAGAGCGCACGATCCGGTCAGAGATCGGGGATGACACGGTGGATTTCAATATTCAGCGTCTCGGTCTTTGGATCAAGTACAACCAGAGGAGCGCGATATCCCGAAATGAGTGGGATGCGCTGGCAGTAGAGTCGCTACCGAAGCTTTCTGGGAAGCTATTTCTTGGCGTGAAGTTTGGTATTGATGGCGAAAATGTTTCCTGTGCGATTGCCGTAAAGACGAAGGATAAAAAAATATTTGTGGAAGCACTTGGATGCAGACCGATCAAAGCTGGCGTTGACTGGATCGCCGATTTTGTCATGAATGCTGATGTACAGAAAGTTGTAGTGGATGGCGCCAGCGGGACAGGACTTTTAAGCGACGCGCTGAAAGAAAGAAAGCTAAAGAAAGCGAAGGAAATAAAGACAGCTGATTTCATTAAAGCGAATGCGGTATTTGAGCAGGCGCTGTCTTCCGGAACGATCATCCACATGGAGCAGTCAGCGGCCACGCAGGTGATCACAAACTGTGAGAAGCGGGCGATCGGCAGCGCAGGAGGCTTTGGTTACCGCTCAATACTGGTCGGCGCGGATATTTCCATTTTGGACAGCATGATCCTTGCCCACTGGATCTGTACGGAATCAAAGGCGAAAAGAAAACAAGGAATTGCTTACTAAGGAGCGGCGAAAGCCGCTTTTTTAGTACATACATTACGGATACCGCCCGGTAAGCGGGGAAAGGAGCAACACGATGGCAGAATTTGTAAAGATCGAAACACAGGAACAGTTTGACGCGGCGATCAGCGAGAGGCTTAAGAGGGACAGAGAAGCGCAGGCGAAGAAGTTTGAAGACTGGAAGTCCCCGGAAGACACGCAAAAGCTGATTGATGAGTACGAACAGAAGATCAAGGCGCTTGAAGACGCGGCGACAGCAACGGAGCAGAAGCTGGCCGAGAAAGACGCCGCGATCGCAGAGGGCGCGAAATACAGGACCGACCTGGCGAAAACGAGAATCGCGCTGGCAGCGGGACTCCGCATGGAATATGCGGATCGGCTGATGGGAGAAACGGAAGAAGAGTGGAAGAAGGACGCGGAAACGCTCGCGAAGGACTTTGCAGCGGCTCACGCCTCCGCGCCGCTCGGAAGCCCGGAACCCAGCAGCCAGGCAGCAAAGGCCACACGCACACAGTTTGCGGAGTGGGTAAACGAGAACATGGGAAACTAAGGAGGTAATTACCATGGCAGGAATCTCTACGAACAGAACAAACATCACTCTGCCGAACGAGATCTCGGCAGAAATCATCCAGAAGACGCAGGAACAGTCCGCGGTCATGGCGCTGGCGCGTCAGATCGCCCTTCCGGGACGCGGTCTTACGATCCCGGTCATTTCCGGGGATCCGGAAGCTTCGTGGGTTGACGAGACTGACGCAAAGCCGGTATCGAATCCGCAGATGACGACAAAGGTCATGCAGGGCTACAAACTGGCCGTGATCGAACCGTTCTCGGATGAGTTCGCGCGTGACGCTGCGGCTCTTTACGATGCCCTTGTGGCTCGTCTGCCGCTTGCGCTGGCGAAGAAGTTCGATGCGACCGTATTCCACGGCACAGCGCCCGGCAGCAACTTTGACACCTTCGCTGCTGTGACCGCGCAGAGCATCAGCGGCACCGGAAATAACCTTTATAAGGCACTTGTCGCATCCGACGGCGATATCGCCACGCACGGCGGGATCCTGAACGGCTTCGCGATGTCTGCGCAGGGCAGGGGCGAACTTCTGTCTGCTGTGGACGGCAACCAGCGGCCGCTGTTCATCAACAGCGTAGCGGAAGGCGCCGTGCCGCAGGTACTTGGCGCTCCGGTCTTTTATTCGAAAGCTGCGTACAAAGATGGCGATGCTTCGCATGAGGACGTGATCGGCTTTGCCGGTGACTGGTCACAGGCAATGTACGGCACGGTCGAAGGCGTGAAGATTGATATGAGCAATCAGGCAACGCTGACGATCGGCAATCAGCAGGTCAACCTGTGGGAGCGCAACATGTTCGCGGTCCGCGCAGAGATCGAGGTCGGATTCCGCGCCGACACCACCTGCTTCAACGCCATTACCAGAGCGCACGCTTGATGGTAAAGCTTATCAATCGGCTTACCGGTGGCACGATGTGGGTTGCGGATGACCGGAAAGAGGAATACATCGCGGCAGGGCACAAACCTGCCGCGTCTTCTTCGGAAAAACCCGCGGAGGCACCGAAAAAGAAAGGAACGAAAAAATGAGTGCATTTGCAACGCTTGCAGAGGTGATCGCGCTGTCGGGACGGTCGTATACGGGTGAGGAGCAGGAACGGATCACCGCGCTGCTTCCCCTGGTATCCGACGCGCTGCGTGTCGAGGCGGAGAACGTCGGAAAGAATATGGACGAAATGGTAGAGACGGATAACTCCTATGCCAGCGTTGTGAAGCTTGTGACCGTGGACGTTGTCGTGCGCATTATGCGGCAGTCTACGGTCGGGGAGCCGATGACACAGGAATCACAGAGTGCGATCGGCTATTCATGGTCAGGGACGTACGCGGTTCCGGGCGGAGGAATTGCAAACAGCATCCTCCGGAACGACCTGAAACGGCTCGGACTTAGGCGGCAAAGGTTCGGCGTCCTAGAAATGTACAGGGGGTGACGAAATGTTGCTTTCATTCTGGCATCAGCCGGTCACGCGCATCCGTCCGGGCGAAAAGACTGAAAGAGGGTCTGTTGTCCCGGACTGGGACAACGCGCAGGAACTTGAAATCAGTGAGTGCCTTGTTCATCCGGGCGTTACTGCGTTATCGCAGGACGGGCGAGTGCTCGGTATTCAGGACGGACTTACTGTATGCGCTCCGGTAGACGCTGACATCAAGGCCGGGGACAGGATCCGCTATGGAGAAGATGTATATACCATTAACGGGGACCCTCTTATCTGGCGAAACGTCGGCAGACTTGAACATATGCAGCTGAATTTACAGAGGTGGCGCGGATGAGCACAAAAATTGATATCAAATACAATCCGCAGGGCTTTGCGGAATGCCTGCAAAGTCTTAGCGGACAGGTGCAGGCAGAGGCGGAAAGGATCGCCGCGAATGCCGCGTCACAGCTGTCTTCCGGCGGCGGGTTTCACGTGGAAATGTCGAACGAGGCACGATACCAGGATCCAAGATATGGCGTCACTAGACCCGTGGCACGCGTTGTTGCCGACGATGACGCTACGGCTGCGGAGGAAGCGGAAAACAAGATCCTCAGTAAGGCGGTGAGTAAATGATCATCAGAAAGTCGATAGACATTGAAGAAGAGATCCGGATCGCCTTAAAGGATTACCTAACGGCATATTGCCGTCCGCTTCCCGCAGAGTACAATCTACCGCACGTACTTATTACGCAGGTCGGAGGATACGATTCACAGACGATAGATACCTTCGAGGTCGTGTTGGATGCGAGAGCAAAAACAGAGGCGGCCGCGATGGACTATCTGAACACTGCAACAGGGATCCTGCGACAGGTTGCGAGAGAACAGACCACTCAGATCCGCCACGTTGTAGTGAATTCATCCGGATCATGGGGCATGGATCCCGTAAGACCGGATCTTGCTATGTGTTCGGCAAGGATTCAGGTACTAGCACATCAATCAATCACGGAGGTATAACAAATGGATGTAAAAATGGGCACTGGACGTGCTACGGGCATGTTTTATCACGCACCGGCAGGGACGGCGCTTCCGGAATCGCTTAGCGCGGAACTGGGGGCGGCATGGAAGCACGTTGGGGATGTTACGGACGCGGGAATCACGTTGGCGATGGATAAATCGGTCACGAATCTTAGGAACTGGGCGAACGTGATCAAACGCGTCATCATGACGGAGCACAGTGAGACGATTCAGGCTCCGATCATGGACACGACTGAGGAATCCCTTAAAACCGTTGTGGGCGAGAACAACGTCGCCGTGACTCAGGCGACGCAAACAGTCGGAAAGCTCGTGAAAGTAAAGCTGTCGGAAGGGTCTCTCCCGCCAGAAGAGGCGTTCCTTTTCGTCATGAAGGACGGCGATGATCTTATCGCGATCGGTTGCGAATACGGGCAGGTTTCTGCTGTGGACAATGTGACATTCGCGCCGGGATCCGCAATCAACTGGACACCAACGATCACCGCAATGGGTGACAATGGTTTCACGCTGATCACAGAGGAAGCGGCCGCAGGCTGATCTTGAGGAGGGGAGCATGGCTGAATTAACACTGAAACCAAAGGAACTGAACACGCTTCGGGTAAACATCGGAGAAGAGAGCTTCCAGATTCCTCTTCGTGGCAGCCTTAATATCAAAGAGGCGCTTGGCCTTGATACGGAAGAAGGGACCTATTCGTTCTTTAAGCATCATGTTCCGGAAAAGGTGTTCAAAGAGCTTACTGTTGACGAGCTGAACCAGATCATTACTGTGTGGAAAGAGGAATCCGACAAACACACGGATAAGACGCTGGGGGAATTGCGGGCCTCGCTAAAGAAGTAAACGCACATAGCGGGGCCATTGAGTACGACCTGCTCACAAAAACAGGTCATGATCTGAAAGATATCGGGCGCACCCTTTCCTGGGATGCGCTCGAATCTTTTTTGAAGTATGAAAGCATGGATTCCGCGCTTTTTAGGGAAATACACCCGGAGGTCGCGGAATGGGAAAGAACGACTAAGACAAACGCGATCCTTGCGGACATTGCTGACATACTGATGCAAATCAATGCAAACCTTATTTCAATCGGCAGCGGAAGACCGGCGAAGAAGCCAAAGCCGTATCCGCGAATCAAAACAAGCGACCCAGAAAATGAGCAGCATTTTGGATCCGGCGCGTTGCCGCCCGACGAGCTGCATAGATGGATAGAGGAAAAGAGGAAACGTTATGCCGGAAGTAGCACAGGCGACAATAACAGTCACACCGGTACTTGAAGGTGCGCAAAGGACGTTGACCGAACAGATGACGTCTGCCGCCGATCCGGCGGGTACTGCTGCCGGTAAGCAGATTGGCAAATCACTTGGTCAGGGAATGACAAGTGCAGGATCGGCGATGACGAAGAGTCTGACGGTTCCGATCGCAGCAATCGGCACGGCATCTGTGGCTGCTTGGAAAGAAGTGGATAATGGGCTGGATACGATCGTGCAAAAGACCGGGGCATCCGGAGACGCTTTGGACGAGATGCACGGAATCCTGAATAACATAACCTCCACTATTCCGACGGATTTTGCTACGGCGGGATCCGCGATCGGGGAAGTTAATACACGCTTCGGACTTACCGGTGACGCACTGGAGGATCTTTCTTCCCGGTTCGTTAAATTTGCCGCTCTGAATGGTCAGGATGTATCAAATTCCGTAGATTCCGTGTCAAAGATGCTGGCGGCGTTCGGAATGAATGCCGATGAGGCCGGGACGATGCTTGACGCCCTGAATGTCGTAGGGCAGCAGACCGGCGTAGATGTCGGAACGCTGTCCGATACAGTAGCGGCGAACGCGAAGCAGTTTCAGGAGATGGGGCTGTCTGCGGAAGAGTCCGCCGCTTTTATCGGATCCATGTCGATGGCGGGGCTGGACTCATCCACCGCGATGATGGGCATGAAAACGGCCATGAAAAGCGCGACGGAAGACGGCATTTCGCTCAGTGACGCGCTTTCGAATTTCGAAGGGATCATGAACAGTAACGCTTCGGAAACGGAGAAGCTTTCCGCGGCGTATGAGCTTTTCGGAACCAGAGCGGGCGGCGCGATAGAAAACGCTGTGTCAAACGGAACGATAAGCCTTACCGACTTTTCTTCCTCTCTTGGCAGCTTTGAGGGATCTGTGGACGACACCTTTGCCGGGACGCTCGATCCGATGGATGAGTTTACCACTACACTTAATGAATTGAAATCGGCGGGAGCGGAATTGGTTGATGCAGCAGGGCCTGCGCTTAGCGGGATCCTTGGCGTAGCGACTGACATGATCAAGAAGCTATCTGACGCATGGAGTGGTCTTTCGCCGGAGGTGCAGGACACGATCATTAAGATCGCAGGAATCGCAGCGGTCGCGGGTCCGATTCTGGCAATCGGCGGAAAAGTGATCGGCGGCCTTTCAACTATTGGTAGTGGAATAAGCGGACTGGTCGGAAACCTTGGCGGCCTATCCGGCGCAGCAGGCGCGGCAGCGGGACCGGTTGGCAATGCCGGAGGCGCTTTTGCTTCCATGGCCGGGCAGGCGCTTAAGATGGTCGCGGCGGCAGCGGCTCTCTACATTACCGCACAGGCGATCTCTACACTGGTAGACGCGGCGATTCGTATAGCGGACGCGGGATCCGGCGCACAGATCGCCCTGGCGGCCATGGCGGGTGGCATCATCGTCCTGATGGGCGCGGCGGCAGCTCTTGGCGGTCCTCTTACCGCAGGCGCGGTCGGGATCGGCGTATTCGGCGCGGCGATGCTTGGGATCGGCGCCGGAATAGATCTTGCCTGTGATGGGATCGCAAAGGTCATAGATGCGGTATCCGGACTGACGGAGACGGTGGCCACAAACGCGGAAGGGATCAACAGCGTAGTGTCAAACGTCGGTGAGACGGTCGGCGGCGTGATCACGACGATCTCTGAAGGCATCGGCATAATCGTGGAGGCGATCGGCGGTGCGATATCCGGAGTCCTGGACTCGGTATCCGGGATCTTTGACAGCATCGGAAACGCGGCGCTGAATGCAGGGACCGGCTTTGAGAAGATGGCGGGTGCGGTGCAGACGCTTGTGGGAACCGGCGTCATCACGCTTGGCGCATCTCTTGGCGCAACAGCGGACGGTATCGGTAAGATCACCACGGCGGCATCGAAAGCGGACTCTTCTAAGCTGGTGGCGCTTACGAACAGCTTCAAACCGCTCTCCTCAGCTGTAAAGACTTCACAGTCGCAGTTTGCGGCGTGGGGTTCTAGTGTAGCAAGTACGCTCCGGAGTGCAGCAAGCCAGTTTGCGTCTATGAACCTTGCAGGAAGCATGCACTCGGCGATAAGTGGAGCGATCTACGCAGCAAGCTCCGGGATCGCGCAGCTTCGATCGATGTTCGCAAGTACATCGTTCAGTTTCAGCCAATCCATAGCCTTGCCGCATTTCTCCATGTCGGGATCCTTTAACGCGGAATCCGGCACGGTGCCGACGGTGAGTGTGTCCTGGTATCGGACGGCTGCGGAATACGGCGCTCTATTTAGCACGCCGCAGATCATCGGTGTTGGTGACGCGGCGCAGCCGGAGGTCCTGCTGGGCGAAAAGAAGCTGAAAGAACTTGTCGGCGGCGGTCGGGATATCGTATTCAACGTAACGGTAAATGGAGCAGAAGACCCGAAAGTTTGGGCAGGAATACTGATGCGTGAAGCTAAGCAGTACATGAGGATTTCATAATGGCAAACACGAAGAAACCAAGCGGACTGTATATTTCAAGGAATAACCTAGATTATACATTCAACTGGAAGATCTCCGATGAGGACTATAAAGCGGGGCAACAGCTGCAATATCGTATCCACACGGGCAGATGGTCGCCCTGGTATTCGATTAGCATCGGAACCGGTACGACGGCCGTGAAGATATCCCTCAAAGCGGCGGACTATTGGCCTAACAAGAAAAAGCATCTGTATCGCCTGGAATTCCGCGTCCGGGGGAAGAGACATGACGTCACAAAAGATGGAAAGACCACGACATATACATGGAGTGATTGGGCGATCAACGCCTGGAACCAGTACGCACCGAGAGTGCCGACCATTTCCGCATCATTTAGTGACGAATTCGACAACCGGACGACGTTCTCATGGAAAACGAACATAACAAGCTCGGATGATGGTCCGTTCCATAGCGTAGAGTACCAGACGATCCTTGTGAAGGAATCAAATGTGACAGACGGATCGAAACTGCGGTGGAAGTCATCGACGCTTGGATGGGAGACCGGCTCGACCGGTGCAAACGGATCAAAAGTGATCACAGAAGACACGGAACTACTGGCACGAAACTCATATACAAGATGGGTTAGGGTTCGCTCAAGGGGGCCGGGCGGCACAGAAAGCAGCAGAGGGGCCAGAGCAACAGGCAGTACTCACTGGCGTTATGCAAAGCATGTATATGCGATGCCGCACGCTCCATCGATTAAAAAGGTGAAGAGGAGCGGGAGCTGGGTCCGCGTAAATTGGAAGGCTGACCAGAATGCATCCCACCCGATTGATCTGGTCACAGTACAGTGGGCTATCGGCATTCCAAGGTCAAACATGGCCGCACCCGAAAACCCAAGCTGGCATACAGAACGCACGTTCCGAGATACAAGCGGTGCGGATGAGGCGCTGTTCCTTGTGGATCAGAACATGGGTATTGATGAGTGCATGTGGGTTAGGATCGGCGTAGAACATGACCGGAACTGGCGTGCGACTGTTGCAAAATTGGTCGGCGCGGGGAAATTGGCGACGCCGTCCGAGTTGTCAGTAGAGAGTGACAGTACTACATTCCGCGCGACCGTTACCGCGACAAATAACAGTGCGGTACCTGACTCCCGGTTGGCGGTCGTGTTCCGGATGACGGGGGCAAAGGATGTCGTGGTTGGCATCATTCCGCATGGATCCGATACAGTGACCGTACAATGCCCGGACTGGTCAGAGGCTAAAGCTGTTGCATTCGGTGTATATGCATTCCAAGGGAAGGCATCCGGAAAAACGAAATCCGGCATTACGACCTACGCAATGGTAGAAAACATGAAGTCCGCGGAGCTTTGGTCCGGTGGATCTGTTCCGATTGCGCCGACAGGTGTAACCGCAGAAATGACGGATACCAGTGGGGAGGTGCTTCTTACCTGGAACTGGTCATGGAATAAGGCGAACCGGACGGAAATCAGTTGGGCACAGAACGTCAACGCATGGGAGTCTACGGAAGAACCGGACACTTACCTGATTACGAATCTGCATGCTGCTAAATGGCGCGTCTCAGGATTGGAGACCGGTGTGACGTGGTATTTTCGGATTCGACTTGCGCAGGAAACGAGTGACGGAATTAGCTACGGTCCGTACAGCGAGCCTATCGGAGTGGATCTCTCCTCGGAACCGGCCATACCGCTTCTGACGCTTTCTGACGCGGTTGTGACAGAAGGTGCAACGATTACAGCGTCATGGGTATACTCAACCACGGACGGGAAGCAGCAGTCGTATGCGGAAATCTGTGAGGCGACTGTGAGTGGCGAAACCGTGACATACGGAAGCGTCATTGCGCATGCTACAACGGCGCAGCATGTTGGACTTGAAGTGCCGGAAACGTGGGAATATGGCTCGACGCATCATCTTTGCGTAAGGGTCTCCTCAGAAAGCGGCAGAATCTCAGAGTGGAGCGATCCGGTCTCGATCACCGTAGCGGAACCGATTGAATGCGTGATCACTGCAACGTCACTGGAGGATGTTGAAGAAGATGGCGTGATGGTAAAGCATCTTACAGCTATGCCATTGACAGCGAATATAACCGGTGCAGGCGAAGGCGGTTTAATAACACTGATTATAGAAAGAGCCAAGGAGTATCACGTAATTCGGCCAGATGAGACGATCCGGGACGGCTTCGACGGGGAAACGGTGGCGATCATCCGGCAAAATGGTGATGGTGAGATTTCTGTTGCGGGCGAGAATCTTATAGGGCTTCTGGACGATGGCGCGATGTACCGCCTTACAGCTATGGTGGCCGATGGCCTCGGACAGAGCGATATGCAGGAAATCGAATTCAAGGTGAAGTGGGATCATCAGGCGGAAGCACCGACAGCTACCATAGAAATGGTAGACGGAGCAGCGGTGATCACGGCAGTGGCACCTGAGAGCGCGGAAGAAGGTGATGTGTGTGACATTTACCGACTTACCGCAGAAAAGCCGGAGCTTATCGTAAGAGGTGGCACATTCGGGACACCTTATGTAGATCCGTATCCGGCAATCGGGAAACGATTCGGACATCGCGTTGTAGATAGAACTGTGAACGGAGACTATATCACGGAAGAGGGCACACCTGCCTGGATCGATCTGGGGGAATCGGAAGGCGACTTTCTGGATCTTGATTTCGGAATTATCGATTTTGACGGAGAACAGCTGCGCTTTGCCTACAATATCGAGCAGAGCACCACCTGGTCGAAAGAATTCGTGGAAACGAAGTATCTTGGCGGTGCGGTGACAGGTGACTGGAACCTTGCTGTCGGACGGACAGAGACGATCAATGCGAAACTGATCTATGACGATGAAGATGCGTTCCGGACGTTGCGAAGACTCGCTTCCTATACCGGGATATGCCATGTGCGAACACCAGAAGGCTCCAGCTTCTCAGCGGACGTACAGGTCAGCGAGAGCATGAATTATCAGGAAGCGGGTCGGATTTTAAACTTATCACTGACCATCACAAGAGTGGATGGCGAAGAACCGGATGGCATTCCGTATAGCGAGTGGGCGCCATGAATTGGAATAAAGGATATATACAGAGAATCTATTACACGATAGTGGATCCTGTAACATGGAGAGACATCGAGGAAAGAGATCTGATTGGCGGCTCTATCATGAAGTCAGCGGACAGATTGATGGAGACTGCCGATCTTGACATCACAAGTCTCCCTGAAAGCGGCGAGGCGTGGATTCGAATCTATCTAAATGCCACGCAGAACGACACAGGTGAGAAAGAAGCACTTTTTACCGGGCTTATGCAGGCTCCGGAAATACAGTGGAACGGCACGCAGGGAACGTATGCCGCGGAAGCATATTCTGTACTAAAACCGGCAAGCGATGTGCTTCTTCCGCGGGGATGGTACGCGCCATCCGGTATGAATGGCGCGCGGCTGGCAGCGGAACTGCTCGGAATCGGTGCGGCACCGGTACAATACGAAGATGCATCGCCACAGCTCACAACCACGATCGTCGCGGAAAGCAAGGAATCGAACCTCAGCATGGCACAGAAGATTATCGAGGCTATCGGATGGCGGATCCGGATTATGGGAGACGGCAGGATCGTGATAGCGCCCGCAGGGGCGGAGCGGCTTGCTGTGTTGGATGCGCTGGAGAATGACATCATCGAGCTGGAAGTAAATGATCGAAGGGACTGGTATTCCTGTCCGAATGTGCTTCGGGTAACGCAGAATGATCTAATTGCCGTGGCAAGGGATGACAGTCCTGACAGTCTTTATTCGACCGTTAGGAGAGGCAGAGAGATCTGGAAAGAAGAAAACCGGACAGGATCGGGCGATGGAGAAAGCATAGAGGAATACGCAGCACGCAGACTGAAAGAGGAACAGATGCCGCAAAGAGAGATCGAGTACACGAGAAGGTATCTTCCAGGGATCTTTCCGGGGGATATCATCGGAATCAGGCATCCTGCGCAGAACATCGACGGGGATTTCCGAATCGTGACACAGAAGATCAGCCTTGAAAAAGGCATTAAGGTATCAGAGGAGTGTGAGGCTTATGGCTGAGATCGGTTTATTGAAGAAGATGGCGGAGATTGTTTCTCGGAAAGAGGGAGAAACGCAGCCGTTTGATTCAGTGGCGACAGTAAAAAGAGTTGAGGGCACAACCGCGTGGGTGCATTTCCCGGGTGGTGTGGACGAAACACCGGTCGCTATGACGATCAATGCCGTGCCGGGCGATACAGTCCGAGTGCGCGTCTCCGGCGGCAGCGCGTGGATCATGGGCAGCGATTCCGCTCCGCCTACAGATGACCGTATGGCGGTCGCCGCCGCGGAGACCGCGCAGGAAGCGAAAACGGAAGCCCAGGATGCGAAAATTGCGGTCGTGAATCTTGATGAAAGCCTGAATCAGGCAGAAGTCTTTGACCGCCTGACAAACGGCGGTGCAAATCAGGGCATTTATCTTGTAGATGGGGAAATATATATAAATGCGACAATGATACGCACGGGCGTGCTTGATGTTGACGACCTGACAATAACCGGGACCTTACACGACCCGAACAATGTATCAACCTGGGATCTTGCAACAGGCGCGTTTTCCACCAAGAACGGATTGTTTGAAGGAACGATCCGTTCATCACGGATAGAGTTCGGGGATGAAGATGATGAGTTTGCGAGTTTCATAACCAACGGGAAATGGCAGTTTTATTCGGTAGTGGAGGGCGGAAGGCCAATCTACCATAGCTCCATAAGCGTAAATGAATACGGAAACCTTGAACTGCTTGGTTCTGGGCAGGCATATATCTATCATGACGGAGATTTTTATCTGCAAAACTCAAAGCATCTGTACGGATCTCTAAGAGGCGGGACAGCAACAAGTCTTATTAGTATTAACAGTAATAACGAAATCTCTATCGGTAGTGGCGAACATGAGAATACAAATTTCTATGTCGGAGCGTCCAACTGGTACAGATTCTATATAAACAACATAGAAAAAGTCGCACTTGGCAATTCGTTTGCCTTTGCAGATGGAAACATGAATTTGCGGACAAATTCCCTCACAATCGGAACCACGCCGCAAGACACAACAAATGGATACGGACTACGAGTCACAGACAGCGAAGGAGGAGTTTTCGGGCTGCTTTCTCCATACTACAAAAATGATGGAAAGAGCGGCATCCGAGTCGGAGCAAGCAATATTTCCGGGCATTATGTGTATCTTACGGTAGACAGTAGAGGGAATAAATACGTTGAGTTTTCTTCGGGGAGTGCGGCGGCGTGGCGAACCGGACTCGGTGTTCCTACAAATACTGAGGAAATGGGCGCACCGACCATTGCAAGCGGCGTTGGCGCGAGCGTGAAGGCTAATACATCATGTAAGACGGGAAAGCAAGTATCCATTAACATAGTTTTGACAGCCGCAACACTAGCGGCAGGAACGGCGGACATTCTTACCCTGCCGACCGGGTTCAGGCCTTCTGCCGAGGCATTTGCCGTCCTGCTTGTGAATGGGGTGTATAGAAATGGTGCAATCACAACCGGCGGTCTTTTGCGGGTGTATAACGGAGCTGCGATTTCGTCCAAAGAAATCAAAGTATTAAGCACATTCATAACTGCATAAGGAGGAAACCATGAAAAAGACAATCACAGTGGCGATCACAGAACTTCGGAGGGACATCGTAGGGCTCATCAATGACAGCGGCCTTCCGCCCGCCATCAGCGGCATGATCCTTTCCGAGATCTCCATGGCCGTAAACAACGCGGCGCAGGAGCAGTACAGGAAGGATCTTGAAACCCCGGAAGAAGAACCGGAAAAGGAGGAGTGAAATGACCCTGCAATGGTTCGCGCAACATATCACGGAATTTATTCTGACCGCCATCTGTGGCGGTTTTGTTGTCTACATCAAGAAGCTCCATAAGCACTATACCGCGATGGCGGAAGGCACACAGGCGCTTCTTCGGGAAAGCATCATCAATTCCTACCGCTATTACAAAGACAAAGGATACTGCGATCCGGAGGAACGGATCGTTTTAGGGAAGACCTATCACGCGTACCGGGATCTTGGCGGCAATGATGTAGCGTCAGATCTCTACAAGCGCATCCTTGCACTGCCGACAAAGGAGGAAGAGAAATGAAAGAAAAACTGACATCAAGAAAGTTCTGGATCTGCGTGGCGGCGTTCCTGGCATCCGTGGGAACATCCATTGCCGGGATCGGCACGCAAAGCGAATTTGTCACCGTGGTCGGGATTGCCTGTTCCGTCCTTTCGGCGGCGATCTACGCGGCGGCTGAGGCGATGGTGGATTCCGCAAGGGTACGGAAAGAGGACGAAGTATGAAGATCGCGGAGGGATGGAAACGTACGTGGGACTTTCTGACGGCAAACGGCCTGACGGAAGAGGGCGCGGCGGGACTTATGGGAAACCTGTTCGCGGAATCGTCTATCATCTTTCCCCGGCTGGAAGTCCTTTGCCGCAAGCGGCTTCGGGAAGCCGGGAAGGGCGAATGGTCGGACGAGGCGTACACGAAAGCCGTGGATGACGGCACGATCAGCAAAGAGGAGTTCCTGCATCCGCTTCCGGGGAAACAGTACGGCTACGGCGTGGCGCAATGGACGACCCCGGCGAGGAAGTCGGGACTCTACGCGCTTGCGAAGGAAATGAAGCAGTCGATCGGATCCGAGACGGTGCAGCTGACCTTCCTGCTGTCCGAACTAAAGACCTCATTCAAGACCGTATACAAAGCGCTCACTACGTCGCACGATCTGGGCGCGTGCTCGGATCTCGTACTGACGAAGTTCGAAGCACCGGCGAACGCGATGAGCCACAGCGCGGAACGGTACATGTACAGCAAAACGATCTATAACGAATATCACGGAAAGGGGAAAACCATGGTTACAGCACAGGACGTGATCAGCGTCTTTCAGGGATGGCTCGGCAAGGACCGGGCAAAGGGAACCCATAAAGATATTATCGATCTTTACAATTCGCACAAACCTCTTGCCAGAGGCTACAAAGTGACGTATTCGGACGAATACTGCGATACGACAGTTTCCGCGGCGTTCATTAAGCTGGGCGCGACGGATCTCATCGGCGGCACGGAATGCGGCGTGCAGGAGCACGTTAAGAAGTTCCAGGCAGCGGGGATCTGGATCGAGGACGGCACGATCACGCCGAAGCCGGGTGATATTATCGTGTTCTCATGGAGCAAGGCGACGCAGCCAAACGATAACTATGCCAATCACATCGGGATCGTGGAGAAGGTCAGCGGATCGAAGATCACTACGATCGAAGGGAATTATAACGGGAAGGTCGCAAGGCGGAATATCGCGGTCGGGCATGGAAACATCCGCGGCTTTGCCCGCCCGAAGTACGCGGCGAAGGTCAGCCAGGAGCCGAAGAAGGAGACGAAACCGGCAGGCTCCGGGAAATCTTCCGGAACGGCCCTTAACCGCACACCGAAACGCACCGGGAAGGTCACGGCTGGTGCGCTCAATGTCCGGAAGTGGGCAGGCACGGAAAACGGCCTGTGCTCCTTCTCTCCGGTATACATGAATGAGACGGTCGAGATCTGCGACACCGTAAAGGCTGCGAACGGGGTGGAATGGTATTACATCCGGTACAACGGCAAATACGGATTCGTCTCCTCAAAATACATCAAATAGACAGCCACAATACTCCCTCCTCATTGCATAGCCCCGGTCTTCGGATCGGGGCATTTTTTAGTGTGATTTATTCTTAATTTCGTGTCATATTTCGTGTCATATAGAACGGAAAATATATGCCACGAACGGAAAATTTTTTCCGAAAACAGAAAAGCATTATTGCCTGCAAACCCGCATAAAATCAATAAAAAACGAGAATCCATGATAAAATCAAGGATTCCCGCAAAAGCGGAGAGGATGGGATTCGAACCCAATGATAAATGCCAAGGATGCCTTAAAATAAGGCATTCTTTGAAGTTCGTGTCATATTTCGTGTCATATAATTCCGTCGAAGTCTTTTGCGATGACCTTTGTATATTCTTTCCTGCGGTCGTCCATGGCGCGGCGATACACACGTTTCAGAACATGGTCCGTCTTCCATCCGCCATCTGCCATAATGTACTGGTCAGGCACGCCCAGCGCATGCCGGACGGATGCTCCGTATGCCCGAAGGTCATGGAAACGGAACGGCGGAAGACCCAGTTTATTCCTGAGTCTGGCGAACCGAAGCGACAGGAGTTTCGGGGACAGGTTCACGATCCGATCCGTGGTCGGATCTTTTTTTATTTCCGCGATGATCTTCTTTGGGAAGTACACCGTACGTCTGCTTTGAGGGTTTTTGCAGGTGTGGAGCTTGTAAGAGCCAGATGCACTGTCCCATACAAGATCATTCGTAAGGGTAATGGAGTCATCTGAAATGTCGTCGTATCTGAGCGCACAGATCTCGCCTTCCCGGAAAGTGCCGTAGGCGGCAAGCAGGATCGCTTTCCGCAGCTCCGGATCCGCTTCTTTAAGAAGGAGAGCGACATCCTCTTTTTCAGGTGTCTGATATTCAAACTGTTCCGGCTCCGGGAGACGCACAAAGAAAGATAGATGCGGATCTATGTTGCGAAGGGAAGCGGTCAGAAGAGAAAACGCGTTTCTGCACGTCTTCGCGGAATGGGACTGCGAATATACGGCCATCCATTGAGAAAGCAGAGCATCGGACAGCTGCCGGAGTGGGACATCTTTTATACCGTCAAAGGAATTCTTTGCGACAGACCGGTATCCGGAGATGGTTGACGGACTTCTTTTGGCTGCGCTCATTTCGATATACCGGTCGAGAGCTTCGCGCACCGTCAGATCCCCTTCCCGGATGCGCGCTGCATTGTCCTGGATTTCACGCGCGAGGTCTTCGCATTTTCGCTTTCCGGCGCGACTGGGATCCTTCACTGTGACAGACTCGTAGTGGGGCTTGTGATCGCGGTCGTATCCGACAAAGGGTCTGCATCGCCACGATCCGGACGGAAGCTTTCTGGCTTTTGGCATGAAGATCTCCTTTCACTCAGATATTTCGAAGTATTGGAGCGTACTGTATTTGCGGATAAGATCATATTTCGGGATTCCAGTCTTTTTGACGGCCTTACGATACAACCGCAGATACTGCAAGAATCCTTTTATAATCTGATCCTCATTCGAGTTCAATACACGCCACTCTCTGCTGTCGATTCGTGGGCTTTCCGGAGAGACATATTTCGCGTCGTTAATAATAACGGCTTTCGAAAAGTCGATACCGGCTTTTCCTAAAGTATGAAAAGCATACTGGTGGCTGATGTTATGCCGTAGGGGGATGGCGTAGATTGTCTTGTTGATTCTCAATTCCAGACAGTAGTACGGCCTTGATTCTTTATGAAGTATTTCAGGAAGTTCTTTATATTTGTTGTAAAAAGATTCAGAAAGCTTTATGATTCGCATAAAAACCCCCGTGCCGCGCACAGGGGTTTCATCGATGGGGCATTCTTTATTTTTTAGATCCTCGCGCCCTACGAGGACAGTCATCAATGGAGCCATCTTATTATTCCGTCCCTGCTCTCAGGACGTATCATCTGATGAAATTATAACCCTGTACGTAATTAAAATTCAACTTAAAAGAGAAAAATATTTCCGTTTTCAAAATAATATTTCTATGTATCCATCACGATGCGGAAGACGCCGCACTCTGTCCGGACAGCCCCTTAGAACTTCGCCCTCAGCTCCACGACTTTGCCAAGGATCGTGACCGGCAGGGAACTGATCTCGTCATTCGTATAGAACATCCGGTCAAACGTCGGGTTTGTCGGGATAAGCTCAATGCCGTGCGGATACTTCTTCAGCACCTTGCAGGTCGCCTCAAAGCCGTTTACCGTGGCAATAACGGTATCGCCCGTCTCGGCATCCGGCTGTCTTCGTGCGATCACGACATCGCCCTCGGACATCTTCGGTTGCATGGACTCTCCGTGGATGACAAGCCCGAAGTATTCCTTCCCGCCGCGCGTCCAGTCGGCAGGAATCTCTTCCTCATCGTAGATATCCTCAATCATTTCCATCGGGATCCCGGCGGCGACTCTGCCGTAGACATTGATTTTGACCGTCCGGGACGGGATGCGGGACACCCTCTCTTGGGCTTGAACATCATCCTTTCCGAGCAAGTAATCCACGCTGACATTGAAAATGTCTGAAATAGATGAGAGCGTTTCGTAATCAGGCCGCCGCTTACCACTTTCGTATTGCGAGATTGCTTGGTTCGTAGAGTTAATCAGCTTTGCTAATTCGACTTGCGACATGCCGTTGTCAGTTCGTATTCGTTTCAAACGTTGTCCGAAAGTAGCCATGGCGCACCTCTAAAAAAAATATTCAAAATGTTAATTCGGGGTATTGACAATTATAAACGGTCTGTTTATAATCTGTCTATAAACAATATGTTAACTTCAAAAGGAGGAGATTATGATCGAGATTAAGAGGAAGGAGGTCGGAAATCGTCTCCGGAAGCTGAGAGGCGATAGGTCACAAAAAGCCGTTGCTGACGCGCTAGGACTTTCTGCGATGGCGATTTCCCAGTATGAAAGTGGGAAAAGAATACCGACAGACAACATTAAACTCAGCTTTGCGCGTTATTACGGCAAAAGTGTTGACGAGATTTTTTTTGCCCCGTAAAGTAACAGATTGTTAACTATCTGCTATCCTACGGATACCAGATTTAATAGATGCTTGACAGCATCTATTAAAAGATCCCTAGGAGACAGAAAGGAAGGAAGAATGAACGCGCTTTATGTAAATCTAAGAAGAATATGCCGGGAAAAGGGAATGCAGATCACGGATCTGGAGCGCCGCGCCGGACTCTCAGACAATTCGATTTATACATGGCAGCGGGCAGCGCCCTCAATCGAGAAGGTGAAGCGAGTAGCCGACGTGCTCGCCGTGCCGATCGATGACCTAGTGAACGATCCAACCCCAGCAGAAACCGCGTAAGGAGGAGAGCACGACGATGAGAGTCACGGGCAAGGAAATCAGATTTGCACGAAGAATAAAATTCGCAAAGGAAGACAACTTCGATGGATATATCAATATTGATTATTTTGACGAGACCGGAGACGAAAAAAGAAAGCGCCTCATCGAGGATCTGATAGACAGAATGCTGGATGAGGCTAAGGAGATCATTGAGTCCGAATAGAATCGTATTCTTTGATCGCTTCAGTGATTGCTTTTGTGATTATAGAACCTAGATCGATTGATTCGTTCGGATCATTCAGACGGCGGAAATGAGAGTCTATAGTTCTAGCGGCGACATTCCTTATCCGAATAAGTTCATCGTTTGAAAGCATGTCATTTTCTCCTTTCATAATACTCAGCCGTGGCAGCGGCCTGTGAAAGGAGTATAGCACGACAAGGGGCAGGAAGTATGAGTGATAACGCATTAACCATCCTTGGAATAGTAACCGGAGCGATCATCGGGATCGTGATCATGGTGATCATCTTTTAGAGCAGGAGGGAGCTATGCCTAGGTTAAAACCGCGAGACAGTGAGGAAGCGCTTGGCGCGATCGTCTGGAACGACGTGGCGAAGGCCATCCCCGCGGCAGAGTATTCCCGGAGAACCGGGATCAGCCCGGAGACGGTGCGGAACCACAAGAAGAAACCGAGAACCATGTCAGCGCTGGATCTCATTGCGTATGCAAATGCGTCCGGGATGACGGATGCAAGGTGGATGGCGCTGCGGAAGATCAGATAGGGGGAACGCGGGCCGTGTTGGATTGAAGGTTGATAGTTGCAGAAGATTAGATCTTCTTTTCGATTAAGAAGGACGTGTCCTCCGGAGCGTATGTCCAATAAGTTATTGCGACTAACTTATATTGGAGCTTTGCCCAGCGACGAACATCATCCCATGAATGAACCATTCGCTTCGTGATATCACCTCCTTTCGGAGTAACGATTCACGGCCCGCATAACCAATATAACAGAGGGGAGTAAGAAATGATTGAAATCATTGACGGAACAAAGAAGGAACTGGAAATCGCCTGGTGGGAACCGCAGCCGGAAGAACCGGAAAGCACGAAGCACCACAACGCGCTGATCATCGTCACAGCGATCTTCTGGCTGGCGATCATCGCGGAGTCGTTTTATCTCCTGGTAACGGAATACTGGATCATCGGAACGGTGTGCATGCTTGCCGGGGCCGTGTGGCTCTCCGCGTTCCTTACGGTGAATATGGAGTGGATCCTGCGGAGGATATTAGGGCAGCGAAAAGGCCGCTGATGATAGCGGCCAGATCGCGCAAATAATAGGGCGTTGATCAATGTCCAGTATACCATGCGCGATCAAATATACAAGACGGGCGAAGGCCCGTTGATCGGTTCTTAAACATATTAAAGATAGGACACGCGTATGGCTTATAAGAAAAAAGTCTGGCGGTTCCGGAATGCGATCGAAGTGACGGAGTATCACTCGGCGAGATACGGAGCGCCGGGAGAGAAACGATCGCCCAAACAGAAAGCGACGCCGGAGCAGATTGAAAAGATAAATCAGAGGAACAGGGAAGCGACCTGCCGGAGGAAGCTCCGGGCGAATTTCCGGGAAAACGACTATTTCGCCACGCTGACATATGCAAAAGACAAAAGGCCGGAGGATATGGCAGCGGCCAAAGCGGATTATGTACGGTTCATTCGGGCGGTAAGAAAGGAATACCAGGAGCGTGGGCATCCGCTGCGGTGGATCCGGAACATAGAAGTCGGCACCAGGAACGGATGGCATATACACCTAGTGATCAACAGGATTCCGGATACGGATGTGATCCTTGCGAAGTGTTGGCGAGGAGGACGCGTATACAGTGAATTGCTGTATGAGAAAGGAGAATTTCGGGATCTGGCGGCCTACATCACGAAAACGCCGAAAACGGATCCGCGCCTTAAGGAAACAAGCTACAGCACGAGCAGGAACCTTCCGGTTCCGGAGCCGGAGGAAAAGCTGATAATCAGGTGGGACACATGGCCACAGGAGCCGAGGGTCGATAAGCGGACGGCAGCGGTCTGGTACATAGACCGGGAGTCGTACCACGAGGGCGTAAACCGGTTCGGGCACAGATACAGGTCATATACGCTTTTGCGGTATCGGAGGGAATAAATGGACGTAAAAATCTATATAGAGCTGAGTTCCAAGACCCCGCGGAGATTGAAGAGGATGTGCGGATTCGTCCTGGAATGCCAGGTAAAAGGAGAGACGGTTACGCGGCAGGACTTCTTTGTGCTGGAAGAGACGTATCACGGAGCAACGGTCCGCACACTGGAGAAAGCACTGGTCAGAATCACGAAACCATGCGAAATCACTGTGTACGCATCCGATGCGTGGGCACTCGGAATGCTGACCGGACAGATCCGAAAATGGGCGAAAGAGAACTTTCTGACGGTCAAAGGAGATCCGATCACGGATCAGACCGCATGGATGCACATATGGCTGCTTATTGAGAAACATGGCATCACAACGGTAGCGGGGCCGCACGCGTATACCGAATGGATGCAGAGGGAAATGAGGGCAAAACATGCATAAAGTCTATGTGAATCTGGAAGATCTGATGCTGGAGCTGGAGGCGAGGAAGATCCCGAGTCATATCTGTGAAGAGAGCACGCTGATCATGGGCGATATCCGCCGCGCCATAGAAAAATGCAGGAAAATTGATGAGAAAGGAAGAATATTATGTTGACGATTGAGGAAGTAAGACCGGATACCGGAACCTGTAAGTTCTGCGGCCAGATATTTGCGCTCACGCTTAGCGATGAGGAATGGGCGGAACATTTAGAAAAAACGGGGCTTTCCGGGGAAACGCTAGGGGATGAGATCGCGACGCTCCGCTGCAAATGCAAAGAGGGGGCGAAGTATAGAACGAGGAGCGAAAGCCTTTTCGCATGTTCGGAGATCATCGAAGGCACGTTCCGGAACGAGTTTCCGGACATTGCGGATCTTTTGCAGAGCGTAAAGGGCACCGTGTACGGCGGCCACACGGTATCAAAGATCGTGGCAACGCTGCCGGGAGACAAAGGACAGGCAACGATTTCATACGGGAAAGACGGTATGAAAGTCGAGTACAAGAAGGTCCTGCTTACAGGGGCAAGCACCGGGTTTTAATGGCGAAGCGGCAGCGGCATAAGAAAAGCATACTTGAAACGCAAAAAGGCCGATGTTTCCTATGTGCGAGACAGGGTGATGACAGTCTGAAATACACGGAGGAACATCATATCTTTGGCGGTCCGCGGCGGCGGATATCAGAAGCGGAAGGACTGAAAGTCTACCTGTGCCCAGGGCATCATAGGACCGGCGCGGCAGCGGCACACCGGAACATGGAAACGATGAGGCTTTTGCAGGCAGCGGCGCAGGAAGTATGGGAAGCGCAGCACAGCCATGAAGAGTGGATGCTGATGATGGGGAAGAATTATCTATGACGAATCCGATGGAAGACATAGCGATCGCGATAGTTGAACAGGCCGCGATTGATTATCGGTGGGCACGGCGAGTGCTGGAGGACGGCGGATTGGTGCAGGATGTTGCGCTGATGGAATCCGGACGGAAGGAAGGCAGAAAGAACACATCGAATCCGAAAAGGCTGCGATATGCAGAACGTGAATACAAGAAGCGGAAACTGCTGGACGCAAAAAACATGCTGGAGGACACCAGGCAATTCTTTGAAAGCAAATGGTTTTATCTGCTCACAGGGATTGAAGACGATCGGCTTTTTCGGGCAATAGAGAAAGAATGCGACGAGGGAAAATACCGGAGGTCAAACAGAAGACGATGAAAGGAGAATGCGTATGAAGACACAGCACATGAAGATCTTGCAGTACATGAAGGATCATCCCAAGAAGGGAATCACGATCCGCCAGGCAGCGGCCTATGCGAACTGGCCGCACAAGCGGATCTCGGAATTACAGCAGATGGGAGTCCGGATCCGGAAGGTGGATGTGGAAGAGAATGGCGAGCGGTCCAGACGCTATATTCTGGAAGATCCGAAACAGCAAATCATTCGGGAAATGCTGAAAGCGAGAGGCAAAAAGAGGCAGGCGTCATGATGGTGCTGATCTTCCTTGCTGGGATGGCAACCGGAATGCTGATCATGGGATTATCGGGGATCCTGGACATCATACCGGAGGACGAGTAAAGAAGTGTGGGCGGCAGACGAACAAGTCAATCTATGGCATGTACCCTTGAACTCCCCTGTTTAAGGCCCTTTCATCACAGCTGTCTGCCAAGTGCCGCCGGGACGGGGACGGCACGGAAGGAGAGAAGTATGACAAATCAGGAAGTAGTAAATGAGCTTAAGCTGATCCGTGCACGCACGAACGACTGGTACGGACGGCAGGAGCGTGCGCTGGAAATTGCGATCGAGGAGCTTGCGGACGTGGGAGCGATATACCGCAGGATGTTCGGGCGGCTGAAAGAAATGAGCAGGTCGGAACTGATCGAGTGGCACACGGAGTACGGCGAGATGTTTAAGGAATGCTCCGACATCATACACGCCGCGCTTGGGGACGATCCGGAGAAATGGGAGGCGTGGCATGAAAGGGTATAAGGCATTCAAAAGCGACTGGACGTGCAGAGGCTTCCAGTACGAGGTCGGGAAAACATACGTTCATGATGGCGAGATTGAACCATGCGCAGCCGGATTTCATTTTTGTCCAAATCTCGCGGATTGCTTTGATTATTATCCGTTTGATGAGACGAGGACAAAGATTGCGGAGGTTGAAGCGATCGGTGAAACGAAGACGGATGACGGAAAGAAGTACGTTACGGACATACTCCGAATCGTTCGTGAGGTTGAGTGGCCGGAAGTGCTTCGACTTTGTAACACCGGGCACTGGAACACCGGGGACAAGAACACCGGGTACTGGAACACCGGGCACTGGAACACCGGGGACAAGAACACCGGGGACAAGAACACCGGGTACTGGAACACCGGGCACTGGAACACCGGGGACA